CCTTTAATATTTAGAATTATTAATGAAATAAATGAAAGAGATTTAGCATCTATGAATCCTACAGAACTTAAAGGAATATTAGATATTTGCTATAAAATGATTAGCCAGATTTATGGCTTAGGACAACCACAAGTAACAGTAAATCACATAGAACAACCACAGATTAAGTTCAAGTGGGATTGGGAGCAGGATGATGATACAGATTATTAATGATGATTGTTTAAATGCACTAAAAGAAATGTCAGATAATTCTGTTGATTATGTTTTAACAAGTCCACCTTATAACATTGGAAGATCTAGGATTACAAAATCTGGGCAGAAAGCCAAATATGAACACTTTACAGACAAAAATCCTAATTATTTAGAATGGAGTATAAAAATAATTGATGAATTATTTAGAGTTACAAGAAAACATATATTCTATAATATACAAGCTAATTGGACTAATAAAAGGGATGTTTATAAATTGATTGGTAATTATTCAAATAATTTAATACAAAATTTTATATGGACAAAAAAAAATCCCTCACCTGCATCAGAACATTATGCAATAACAAACTCTGTTGAATATATCTTAGGCTTATCTAATGAAAAAAGAATTAAAGGTAATAAAATTAATAGCACTAATCATATTCATACAACACAAAGACCAAAAAGAATAAAAGGACATAATGCAGTAATGAATAAAGAAATTTCAGATTATTTTATTGTTAATTTTACACAAGAAAATGAAACTATACTTGATCCTTTTATGGGTAGTGGAACAACAGGAATTAGTTGTATAGAAAACAATAGGAGCTTTATAGGTATAGAACTATCTAAAGAATATTGTATAACAGCAGAAAAAAGAATTAATGAAGCAACTAATTGAGGCAACACCACCAGATTTACATTCTGGACAAATAGAACTAATAAAAGCTCTTGATGAAAATAGATTTGTTGTTGCTATATGTGGCAGGAGATGGGGTAAAACAACAGCTAGTCTTACCTGTGCTGTAGATCAAGCTCTTAAAGGATTAAAGGTATGGGTTATATTTCCTGTATATCCTCAAGCATTAGAATCTTGGTTAAATCTTAAATCACTTGTTAGACAACTTCCAGAGGGATATGTAGAAACAAGAGAAGTAGAAAAAAGAATTGTATTAGCTAATGGTGGATCTATACAGATTAAATCAGCTAATAAACCAGAATCATTAAGAGGTGCAGGTGGTATATCTCTTATTATCTTTGATGAAGCTGCTTATATGGATAAAGAGACTTGGGAGACTGTTAGACCAATACTCAGTGATAGTTTAGGTAAAGCTCTTTTTTGTACAACTCCTAATGGTATGAATTGGATGTATCAGCTATATGAAAATGCAAAGCTAAGAAATGATTGGAAGATATTACATTATCCTACTGAATCTAATCCAAATATTAACAGAGATGAGTTAGCACAAGCCAGAGAGGAACTAGGCTCAATGGTATATGCACAAGAGTTCTTAGCAGAATTTACAGAAGTAGGACACATGTTTAAGAGAGAGTGGTTTAAATATTATGATGTTATTCAGGGAGAAGATCCAGAATATATCTTAGGAGATGAAGTAATAAAACATAGTGAACTATCAATCTTTGGCACTATGGACACAGCATTGAGTATAAAAGAAACTGCTGATTATTCTGTAATAATGACTGTTGGTTCAGCTCCTAGTGGTAAGCTATTAGTAATGGATGTATTCAGAGCCAGACTAGAAGCTCCAGAGTTACTTCCACAGATAGAAGCAAAAATAAATGAATACAACTTGTCTTGGTTGGGAGTGGAGGATTCTAGTTTTGGGCTAGGTATTATTCAGATGGCTAGAAGACAGGGTTTACCTATAAGGAACTTAAAAGCAGATAAGTCAAAAACTGCTAGAGCTGTTCCTGCAGCAGCAGGTGTAGAAAATGGCACAATATGGTTTTTGAAAAATGCTAAATGGCTTGTAGAATTTGAAAGAGAATTAACTAGTTTCCCATCAAGTGGATCTCATGATGATCAAGTTGATGTGCTTAGTTATGCAGCTAGGTTTGGAATAGTTAGAAAGACAAATTGGAGTGTTACCTAATTGGGATTAGCAGATAATATTAGAGGTTTCTTTAAGAGTTCAGAGATACCAACAGAACAAAAAACATATAATAATTTTCCTACATCAAATATAGTTTTCCCTTTTAACTCTGATGCAGGTTTCTTTAGTGGTGTCAATCAAATGTCTCCAGAGGGTAACTCAGCTGCTCTTGCTTGTTTAAATGTACTTGGTACAGCTTTTAGTGAGCCACCATTAAAAGTATATTTAAAGAATCAAGAAGGTATGGAGTATGTTCCTAATCATCCTGCACAATTACTCTTAGATAATCCTAACCCAAATATGAGTTCTAGTTTAATGAATAACTATATTGTTACTTCTATTGCAGTTAGTGGAGATGCTTTCTTACTTAAATTAAGAAATGATGCAGGAGCTGTAGTTCAATTAGTGCCATTGTTACCAGAGATGGTAGAAGTTAAAGGCAATAATGAACAGTTAATCACAAAGTATCAATACAAACAAAAAGGCAATACTTTAGAGATAAAGCCAGAAGATATGATTCATTTAAGAGAAAGAATTGATCCTAGAAACCATAGAAGAGGGTTATCTCCATTAAGAAGTGTAATGGTTGAAATATTAGGAGATGCTGCAGCTTCTCAGATGGGAGCAGCTTTAGTTAAGAATACAGGTGTTCCTAGTGTTGTTATATCTCCAAAAAATGATTTATCTATGACAAGTGATGAGGCAGAGAATATAGCTGAGGTATTTGGAAGAAGATTTGGAGGAGAGAACAGAGGCAGACCATTGGTTATATCTGGTGGAGAAGTTGATATTAAAACTCTTTCTTTTTCTCCTAAAGATTTAGAAATAGGGCAACTTAGATACATCAATGAGGAGAGAATATCTGCTGTATTAGGTGTACCTGCAATATTGGCAGGGCTGGGAAGTGGGCTATCCAGAGCTACTCTAGCAAACAGTAGAGAGCTTAGAGAGTTCTTTACAGAGCAAAAGTTAGTACCAATGTGGAATCACTTTGCTAATGAATTTACTAAACAATTACTACTACAAGACTTTGAGGACAATACAAACTACTGCTTTAAGTATGATATTTCTGATGTAAGAGCCTTATCACAAGATGAAGATGCAACTATGCAAAGAATAACTCAGGGATTCAATGCAGGGTTTGTAACTGTGAATGAAGCTAGACAAGCAACACAACTCCCTGCACTAGATGATGGAGATTACTTCATTAGAAATATGATGGTTGCAGAAGTTCCTGTTGAGGGAGATGATGTTGTAATGTATCATGCTGAAACTTCAGAGGAGATAGAAGTAAAAGAAGTATCAGACAGAATTGCAGGAATCTTAAGAGATAAAGTAAAAGAGCATAATGATAAAGATCCAAAATATAGAGCTACTTTCTCAATGCTTAGACAAGTCTTTGAAAGAGGAGTTGGAGCATATAATACTAATCCTCAGTCAGTTAGACCTAATGTTACAAGCTCAGACCAATGGGCATTAGCTAGAGTTAATACTTTCTTAAGAGCATTGAGCTCTGGTAGATTTAGAGGCAGAGCTTTTGATACAGACTTACTTCCAGAAGACCATCCTAGAAGCACAAAGAAAGAAGCTGTAATTGTAGATTTAGATGAAAAAGTCATTATGGAACAAGATGGACAGTTCTGTGTTATGTCAGAGGATGGCTCAAGAAGTTTTGGTTGTTATGACACTATGCAAGAAGCAGAGGAGAGATTAGCTCAAGTAGAATCTTTTGCAGATGATGATAAGTATGGAAAACCAAAGAAACCTAGAAGAAGAAAGAAAGCTGTTGAGAATGTTCCAGATTATATTCAAAAGAATGCACAAAGAGGTTTAGATTTACTTGAATTTGCAGGAGATGGATTAACAGATAAAACAAAGAGAGAAGCCAGAGATATGGCTAATGGAAAGATTAGTGATAGCAAAGTTGTCAGAATGGCTGCTTGGTTTGCTAGACATGAGGGAGATTTAGATTCTGATAGAGCAGATGCTTATCTTTCTGGAGAAAGTGAAAGACCAACAGCAGGACAAGTAGCTTGGTTGTTGTGGGGTGGAGATATATCTAAATCAAACAAGATGAGAGCTTTTAATTGGGCAAGTAAAGAAGCAGAGAAAGTGCAAGAGGAGAAATCAGCATATCCATTGTTTGGATGGCAAGAGCCAACAACTAAATTCTTAGGACTTCCTACAGTTAAACATTACAGAACAGAGATTGAGAAGAAAGAACTATGGAAAGCAATAAATGGTTTAGAAGATAAATGGATGGACTATATGTCTAATGTTTATGCAAAAGAACTAAACAGACAAAGAAGAGGGCTTTCTAAAGTAGCTAGAGGAAGTCATGACTTAGCTGCACTTGAAACAAACATAGATATATTCTTAGATGGCTCAAAGTTTGATAAAGAGTTACTTCCATTCTTTTATTCTCTTGGAGATGATATGTCTGTAAGAACTTGGGATAATCTCTTTCCTGCACAAGATAATTTTAAAGCTGCTGATCCTGTTGGATTAGGTGTACAGATAGAAGAAGAAGAGGCAGTAAGAACTGTATTTGGTGCATTAGCAGCAGACCAGATAATAGATGCAACAACAGTTAAAAAGATTATTGAGGGTGGTTTCTATAGAGGACAAAGAGAAGTTCCTGCTGCTGTTAAGTCTTTATTTGAGGATGGACAAGCAGCAAGTTTTGTTCAAGAAAATGCTAAGAAAGTAATGAATGACCTCAATGCAACTACAAAGAAAAGAATTACTACACAAATAGAGAAAACAATAAAAGATTATGAAGCTTTAGGGATTGTTAATCCTGTTGCAGGTACTCCAGAGGGAGATAAGTTTTTTAATGATTTAGCTAGAAAGATTAATACTGTACTTGGTGGACAAAACTTAGGTAGAGCTAAGAATATAGCTAGAACAGAAGTAGGTAAGGTTAGTTCTTGGTCTCAACAAAGAGCTGCTAAAGCTACAGGAAAAACATTAGAAAAAGAGTGGGTATCTAGAAGAGATGGCATTGTTAGAGAAGCACACTTTGAGCTAGACAATCAAAGAGTTCCTCTGAATAGCTTTTACCTGTATAATGGGATAAAGTTGGATGCTCCTAGAGATCCAAATGCTCCAATTGGTTTGATAGCTAATTGTAGATGCACAGAAGCTTATATTGAGGTAATAGATGAGTGAAATAAAAAGACCAGAGAATCTATCCTTTAAGAATGCTCCTATTGAGCTTAAAGAGGATGGGGATAAAAGATATATAGAGGCAGTTTTTTCATTATTTGACACTATAGACAGTGATAATGATGTAACAAAAGCCAATGCTTTGAGAAGTGGTTACACAGGGAATAAAGTTCCTTTAGTTTGGAATCATGATTGGAGCAAAGTTATTGGCAGAGGAATTATAGAAACAGATAATCAAAAAGCTGTATTTAAGGGTTATTTCTTACCAACTGAAGCAGGTAAAGAAGCCTATGAAACTGTAAAGGCTATGCAAGATATGCAACAGTTTTCTTATGGCTTTCAAGTAGTTAAATCATCAAAAGGAAAGCATATAGATTCAAAAGGAGAAGAAGTTCCTGTAAGAGTGCTAGAAGATGTAAAAGTATGGGAGGTTTCTCCTGTATTAGTAGGAGCTCAACAGAATAGCTTTGTTCAAGCTCTTAAATCTGGTTTAGAGTCTTTTGATGAGCCTAATGAAGAATATGATGATGTTGATACAGAATTTGAAGAAATAGAAGAAGAAAAGAAAAAACATTGTACTTATGCTGATGATGGCAAGTGCATGAAAGATAATAAGATTTCAAGTGAAACTGATGCAAGTATCAGTAAATCATCCCAACAGGGTATGAGGCTTGGAGAACAAGCTGTAGCTTCTCTTGAGGAGCTTAAGGCATTTACAGAGAGAATAGAGGATCTTGCTTCTCTAAGAAACTCTGAAAAAAAGACACTTAGCTCTAAATCTACAGAGATGATTTCTAAATACTTATCTGGACTAAATGCAATTTATATTAAGTTGGATGATGTCTTAGCTGAGTATGGATATGATCCTGTTAAAGATGATGAGCTATTCATTAAAGTTCAAAAGAACTTAATGAAAAATAATTAATAAGGAGAAATATCTAATGGCAACATTAAGAGAAATGAGAGCTGAGAAAGCTCAAAAATCTGAAGACCTTGCAAAGATATTTGATTCTATTAAAGATATGTCAGAACTTTCTTCTGATCAAAAAGAAGAAATCAAAAAGAGAAATGATGAGTTAGCAGAATTAAATCTTCAAATTACTGAATTATCAGAATATGAAGAAATGAAAGCTGCTAACAAAGAAGAAATGGAATCATCTAAAAAAGTTTCTGGAATGCCTATTTATGGAGAGCCAGAAGTTGATGAGCCAAAATCTCTTGGACAACAATTCTTAGAATCAAATGCTTACAAGAGCTTTGTGGATCATGGT